GGGCCTTAAGTTCGGCACGCTCCTGCGCGGCGGCCTGGGCGTGGCGCTCCACGTCGCGCTCGCGCTGGGCGACGGCTTTCTCGCGTTTCTCCAGCTCGTCCATCTTGGCGTCAATGGCGCTGCGGGCACGCTCCAGTTCATCCTTGAGGCGGGTGAGTTCGCCGGCCTGCTCGGTGCCGAGCTTGATTCGGGCGGCGGCCTCCCCGGCGGCGCGGTCGTGCTCCAACTGCGCAGCGGCGAGTTCGTTTTGCCGCTTGGCGACGAAGTACTCGGCTTCCTGCTTGGACGAATCATGCCGCGACTGCGCTTCGGCAAGCTTGCGTTCGGCCTCGTTGGCGTCGCGCTCGCGCTTCTCAAGTTCGGCAAGGCGGGTCTTGTAGCGGTCGTCGTCGCCGATAAGCGCGATCAACTGCATCATCGAAACCGGATCGCTCATGGTCATGAACCCTTGAAGCCGGAGGCATCGCAGACAACGGCGGCCGGTGTGGCCGAAAGCTTAGCGTGGATGGCGGTATTGGCGCTGACGATCTGGCTGCCGCCCAGAGGCGAGGGGAAGGTGATGGCGAAGCTCGACGGCGTATTGCGCAGCGCCATCGTGTAGATGGTGGCGCCGGTCGAGCCATTGGTGAGGATGACGTCGGTGCCGGTCGCCTGCGGGGTGGTGTTGAAGCAGGAGAGCGAGGTCAGATAGGTAAAATTTGACTGGGTGGGAATCAGAGCGACCGCGGTGGTGCTGGTCAACTGCAACTGATTCGCAACCAGATTTTCCTTCTGGGTGTAGGGAAAGTTGATAACCCGACCGACCAGGTCGAGTACCATGTTCTGGATTTGGCCGTTGCCGGCCGCAAGCGGTTCAGCGTTAGTGGCCATGCCGCCGTTATTGATCGGATTGCCGGTGGCCTGCGTGCCGGTGGCGATATTGCCGCCAATGCCGGGAGAGCCAGCGACGCCGCCGGTTATGACCGCAGTCGATCCCCATTGGACGATGTTGTCGGAGACGATCTGGGTGATTGCCCCGAGGGTGGACTTCTCACAGATGTTGCCGAGGCTATCGACCAGGATGGTTGCGGCGGCCCCCGGCGGCAGGGTCCGCGGCGGGGTGTTGCAATTGGTGACCTGAATCCACTGCTGGGCGTGCGCTGGTGCGGCTAGGAGAATGAGCGCAACCAGCGGGAAAAGAAGCTTCCGCATCCGCGGCCCCCGTCGATGACGGAGGAATGTATACCTAATCGCTTGCGGCGGGTCTAGGGATTGGTGATGTCCCAATAACCCCAAATCATTCCAATAGCTATTTTGGTGAGCAGAAGCACTAAAAGCGTTCCTGTCGCTATCATAAGCAAGTCACGCATCAACGTCGCGCCATAAACAGATCCGGATGACCGTCGCCAGAAGTCCAATCGCTTTTGCTAGGAGCGACGGGCGTTTTGCCGGGGAGCGCCGATATATACGTCTGCCCAGCAGCCGTTCGCTGAATGTTAGCTTGTCCATAGCGGTCCTCCGTTACGCCCTGCCGCATGAGTGCGGCAAGTCCTTCAAGTCCTTCCATGAGGCAGCGGTAGACCCCCTCGCGCGGCTCCATCGCCACCATGCCGTTCTTGTCGATGGCGTAGGCAAAGCCGGCGGCAAAGGCGTTCAGTGTCCAGCGCGCGGCCAGTGCAACTCGAAGGGCATTCGGGCGCTGTAGCAATGCCCGAATTTCGTCTCGCCCCATTTCAGGGCGCCCGCCGCGTCGCAGGTCAGATGGGATTTTAGCCACGGCACCCCGAAGGCCCATGTGATTATAAGGGCCGAAATGATCGTCAGGGGCAACCAGCCTGAGTTTAGCATTCGCATCGAGAGATGCCTCCTTGACGATTGATTCGACGCATTGTCCGGGGTCGCCCTCGCGGACATAGTCGGCGGCGATCAGCAGGTTCTTGCCGACCATGGCGCAGAGCATGCCGGTCACGTAGCCGGAGCGGGCGTTCAGGCATAGCCACGGCTGCGCTCGTGATGGTATGCGGACTTCGTCAACGACGTGGTCGCTCCCAAATTCGTCGAACACGACCGACCCGGGCCGCATCAGCAGGGAATAGGCAAGGGCGTTTGGCGCGTCTATGCGGCCCGTAGGGAAATTAAGAAATTGGTTCCGCAGTTCAGGCAGGTCGCAGGCAAAGGAAACTTCACCCGCCTTGAAGAACGGCTGGAGCCCTTCGATGAACGATATTTTCCCACGCGGAGCACGCCATGGGACAACAGGTACAATATAGGATCGGCGCAGCATTTCGTGACGGAGTGGCTGCAGCAAAAATTCGTTAAGTCCGTCTTCCTCGACGCCGATAGTGATTGGTCGGTACTCATTGTCCACCCTGAATATCTTTTCCACGATCTCGTCGGGCTTCCAGAATTCGCCGCCGCCGTCCCAGACCACAAGCCGATTGCTGATCCACGACCACACCGCCCAGCCGGTAGTGGCGGATGTGAGCTTGGCGGTGCGGGCCGGATCGAAGAAGGCAAAGCACGGCTGCCAGGTCCGCACCGCTGCCTTGACCTTGAACATATCGGGCGTGAACAGCTTGCGGGTCATGTCTTCGGCCTGGCACATATACTCGCGCTGGAAGTCGTCTAGCTTGCCAACGGCGGCGAAGGCGGATCGCTTGGCGTCGATCCATTCAAGGGGATAACGTTCGCCCCAGGTGGCGACGCGGTTGCCTTTTTCGTCCTTGTACTCGATCGGGTAGACCCGCGTCGGCCATTTGAGGCGGTCCTTGAGGGCATAGGGCAATGCTTCTCGATGCAATGGAGTAGCGTTGACGCGGATTCTTGCGTGCTTATCAAGTGCTGGCATAACTGTAGACATAAACCAGCTAAGTGTTTCTTCTCGCGCTCTCTCATCTTTAACGTGCTCATCCTCCTCAATATCGTCGCAAAAGCAGAAGTCAGGTCGATAATGCAGATGCTTTGTGCCTCGAAGACTCTGGCCACGACCGACCGCAACGATTCTAACTCCATTTCCGAGAATGATTTCTGCTTCATTCCAGACCTCCCCTTCCAGGTTGCCGAACAGCGCCTGCACCAATTCGTTGTGGCGGATTTCGTGCTTGATAGCGCGCAGGCGTTCGCAGGCGCGGCGCTCGGTAGCGCCGATAATCATGGCGTTGTGGAACAGTTGATAGCCGGCGCCGATGACGAACGCCTCCTCGGCGATCGTGGACTTGCCGCCCTCGCGAAACACCATGACCAGGGCGTTTGGTGTCTGCGAGTGCCAGAGATTGATGATTTCGGAGTGGAAGGCGGGCGTCGGGTCGGGATGGCGATGGCCAAACAGCGCCGCATGGGCGAGGACGCGATCCTTGCCCAGCTTGAGGAACATTTCCTCGTGTTCAGGTGTCATGTTTCTTGGGCCATGCGAACGACAACAGATAGCCTCCCGTCATGATGACGATGGCGATCATGAAGGCGATCGAGAGGCCGCCGACGATGGCTGCGAGGTATTGCATCAGTATTTCCCGCGCAGCATGGAATTGAAATAGCGCCCCGGCGATGACGCCTTGCAGAAAGCCTCGAACATATCGGGCGGTACGCCGCTGAGATCGTAGGAATGGCCGGCCTTGGTATATACGGTCATTTCCTGGGTCTGGCGGCTGTAGGCCGCCGAGGCAACCCAGCTTGACCCGGTGAACGAATGGTCGATGGTGGCGTTGTCGTCCTGTTCATCCATGGAGAGACCTATGCGCGACATTCACGATCGTTTGGCTGACCTAGAGCGGCGCGTGACCGAGATGGAGATGCGGGTAGGCACTCCGACCTCGCCGGTGACCACATTCGCCCCGCAGGAGCGGGATGAACCGCTAGAGGAGGACTACCCCGAGCATCCAACCGAAGATTGGCCAAAGCCATCGGAAAATAATCCTATGGACGAATCGGAAAGGCGTGTATCAACGGGTTCGTGACGCCTAGCGTTACTCCTCCCTTACTGGCTTGGCCCCGCCGACCCGCGGGGCCATTTTTATTCGCTGATCTCCAGCAGCGTCTCCAGCACCATACGCCGTGATTCGCGCGACAGCGGACGCAGCGCGTAGGTGATGTGCCGCATGATCTGCAGCGGGTCGGATGGCGTGTCAGCCTTCCCCGCGAAGGGCGTAAAGGTGTGCACCGCCGTATGATTGTCCGGCTCGTCGGGGGAGCCATTCTTGGGCGGACCTGCGGGCGGCTTGGGCTTTGCCGCCCGGAATTCTGGATCGGTCATA